AGTGTTTGTAATGCATCTAGACCTGCTACTTGTGGTGCAAGTCCTGCTAAACTATCTTGTCTAATATCAAACTGTTGACCAGCTTTTGTTCTGGCATCGAATTGTGCTTGTGTTTCACCAGCTTGTTTCGTAAGGCCGGCAGTGCCTGGCGCTACTACTGGTATGGCCGTTTGGGCCGTAATCTGTGTTGCAAGATCTTTACCTATATCTTCTATAAACTGTGCGGGTAAATTTCTTACTGTTTCCGTAGCCATTACATTACTCCTTCTAATTTTTGTGATGTTTGAAACATTTCTCTAGCGCCATCTAAGCCTTGCGATTCTTCAGATACGTCACCTCCGGCTTCTAGGTTTTTCATCATGTTATACATAACTTCTGAGCCTTTGTCTATATCTCCTTCACCAGCATTTCTTACAGCTTCAGCTGTAAATACAAATTCATTTTTAGATAATCTTGCAGGTACATCATCTGCTTTTTCCATTCTACCTATTGGTACAAATCCACCATTAGCTCTATAATCTTTTTCCATTCCACCCATGTCTAACAAAGGCATAACTTCTTTAGCTACTGGTTCTGCTTTTCCACCTTTAGCCATTAGTCTATATGGATTGCCTGATCTTTGCATAGCAAGATAAGGATTTCTTCTAATACCAGCTATATCTAAACCTTCTCCTCTGTAATCTTCGTCTTCATCTTCTTCAGGTTGTCCAAATAATTTTGTTAATCCTAATGATCCTATTCCATACAAAGCTGCTTTACCCATACCCGATAGTTCTCCACCTTTTCCAAACAAACCACTAGTTATAGTGCCTGGAGATCCTTTTGTTCCAACTAAATAATTTAAAATATTAGGTTTAAGATTACCAAAACCAAAACCACCACTAGTAGCTAAACCTGGAAATGATTTACCAAAAAAAGTTCCACCACCAAGACCATATATACCTGCTCCTAATAATGCAGCTTTACCTAATTTACTTTTACTAATTTTTTTAAGAGTTTTTGTTACACCTTTAACAGCTTTTTTTGCTGCTTTTACAATACCACCAATTATATATCCTTGTCTTAATCCTGCAATACCACCTTCTGCCATGCCAGATAATGCTTGTGCTCTAAATTGTTCAAATGACATTGGTTCTAATCCTTGTTCTATCATTTCAAAAACATATTTTTCATATTCTTCTTCTAACATTGGATCGTTTGAAGCCATCATCATGTTTTCTTTAGGTTGTACATCACCTTGTAATCTTAATTCTGGTGCACCAGCTTGTAATGATGTATCTCCACCACCCATAAAGTTAGCTCTTCCACCATCCGCTTTTAAAAATGCAAATCTTTCATTAATATCTTCAGCTTTTTTTCTGTTGTCTAATAAATTTTGTCTAGTGTTTTCTACTAATCCAGTTCCTAATTGTATTTCATCTGCTGGACGAGTTTCTTTTAAATCTAAATCAGTTGTTTCTTCATCATCTCCGAAGTTTATAAGATCAAAAAATTTTTCTTTCATACTTTTTTCTGGAACTATTACTTTTTTAGGTGTGACTACTACCGGTGTAACATTTCCGCTATCTCCTGATCCGCCTCCGCCTCCGCCATTTCCACCTGTAAAAGGATTATCATCTCTAACACCTCCAGTTGAACTTGTTCCTGGTGAAATATTTTCACCTGATGTAAATTGTGCTCCACCCATATTAAATCCTGTTCTAACTATTCCACCTTTATTCATAAGTCTCCATGGTGTTGCTGACTCTTCAACAACAGGAGTTGTTGTTTCTGGTGCAGTTGATCTAATTCCTGAAAAACAATACGCAGGTGGGTTAGGTCCTTGACATGGATCATTTGGTCCATCTCCACCTACTGTTTCATGTCTTTTTCTTATATCATCATAATATTCATCTAAATCATCTTTTGTTTCAATATTACCTAAAGTTTCCATTCTATTAAATGTAGAAAGTAATGTATTATAATTAGGTTTACCAAGACCTGTAAATTTAGTTATTAAAGGTGCGGTTACAATTGTAGAAAAATCTGGTGTACTGTCTATATATTTTGTACCTAAAGGGTCTCCTTTATTAACTCCTGCTATTTTTTTATCATTTAAATTAAAAGGACCTAATTGAGTTTCAGTAGGCATATTATATTTTGTTCCTGCTTGAAAACCTGTGTCAATTGCTGGTCCCTCAAAATTAAAACTTTTAGTACCATCTGGATTAGTTCCTTGTTGAAATTGAGATTCTAACATACCAACTATTTCTTCTGCATCTATGTGTGGGTTTTTTTGTAAATTTTTGTCAATGTAGTTAATCATTGCAAATTTTTTCTTGTCTGATATTTTTTTTGCTTTTGCTCTAGCTTTTGCGTTTTTTATTCTCTCTTTTTTTTCTGCTTCTTTTCTCTCTGCTTCTTTTCTCTCTGCTTCATTTCTTTTAGCTAACTCCGAAGCTGATACTCCAGTTTTTCCAGTTGCTAAGTCTCTTACAGTTTTGTCTGTTGATTTAGAAAAATCCCCTTTTTCAAAATCAGATTTACTGACACCATAGTTATCCCATTCAGGATAAGCTGGTATACCTTCTTTAGTCATTACTTCTCGACCACCTAATGTCATTAATTTTTCAGCTTCATTTGGTGTAATGTAAGCCAACATATGGTCTTGACCTTTTATCTTTTTATTTTTTTGTATAATTTGTTTAGCTTGTTGTGAATTTGTTATAGCCATTATTCGTCCTTGTCAGATGATGCGCCTAAAGCTGGTATCTTTGCAACTTTAATTTTTACAGATCTTAAAATATCTTCTTTTACAGTATCTGTATCTGGATTATTAATATCGTCTTCTGCTTCTTTATCAGAATTATATTCTTGATTTGTTTTTGTATTCTTTAAAGTTATTTCTGCTTCACATTTAACGACAGGTACTTCTTTGCCATCAACTTTTATATATTCTACAGATCCTTCTTCTATAAATGCCATATATTAATCTCTATTTATTTGTAACACAGAAACAACCATATGTAACCTATTTCCTGTGGCTGCTTGTGCTTTTAAAATTTCGTTTTCTTGTATTATAAGGGGTTGTGTCAATAACTCAATAGTTGTATTTGCTGCAACTGCTTTTGTTTTAAACAAGTTAAATACAGATGCTCCTGCTGTAAGGGTAACAGATATACTGTCAGCATTACCAGAATCATCTGATACTAATATTGATTTAATAATACTAGTTGTAGCTGCTGGACCTGTATAAACAACAGTATTTGTTGTATCTGTAAAATCTATTTTTGCGTTTGTATATATATTAGCCACTTAAAAACCAAGAAATTCTCTCTTGCTCCTGTTTTAGCTCATCTAAAAATGTAGAGTTTAATTGTTCTTTCATTAAACCTAGAGCTCTATTAATTTGTTTTTGGTTAGATACATCATATTCTTGTTTTGGTTCTGGTATTCTTATATTTATCTTTGTCATTATCTACGCCCATCTGCTTGTACATCAACTCTAAAAGTTCCAAATCTCCACGACTCACTAGATGCATCATTTTCTATTTTAAAACTACAGAACCTACCACGTGCTCTTGTATCTTTTTTAGTAGTACTAGATGTTATAGTAAAAGGACTATAAGTACTATTAGTAGTTGATTGTTGAGGATATCTTTTTAATCCAATAGTTACTTTTGCATTTCCTTGTAATACTTTAAAATCTGGTACAAACCTTCGTAGTGCTAAAAATACTTCTCCAGCAACTTTAGGTCCTGAAGATTTACCTTGTGCATCTCTTTGTCTTTGTTCTAAATCAAAATCAAATGATTGTATAAAAGAAGAAACAGCAGTTGTAGTACCATTAGGATTAACTTGATCTGTTCCTACTTCGTGTTCAAAATATGTAGTTTGTCCTAAACCAGTTTGTCCAACCACCGCAGGAAATGTGCCGGTAGCTGTTGAGTTGTATTTAGTTGCATAAGGGTTTGGATATATAGTTGCATCTATCCAACTTGTTCTAGCTTCTGTTCCTGTGTACCATACACCTCCAGGTACACCAGCAGATTCACCAAAATTAAATACAACATACTTATCATTAAAATCAGACGATGCACTTGGATAGCTCCAAGTAATTTCTGTATATAGATTATTTAAACCTGCTGAAACTTGTTGTCCTTTTGTAGTATCAAAATTATCAAATACATTATCTTCAACAGTACAAGATAAAGATTTAACAGTACCATCAAACATAAAAAAACCTTTAGGACTTAACCAAAACGCAGCACCGTCTATTTCTACAACTGCATTTTGTCCTATTAATCCACAGTTAGTTCCTACTTGTTCAAAACCAAATGTAAAAGGAGAACCAATAAACTTCATTGTGTACAATGCATTATCAGTCCATATTAGAATAACTTCTTTAGCTTTTAATGCACCTATAATTTTTGTACCATCTTGTAGTCTTTGTGTTCCAGCTGTATTAGTTGCTGAAGGTGCGTAAGTGTTTATTGCTTCTTGGTCCGAGAACCTTATAAACATATCGTCTTGTGAATCAGGTGTGCCTATTATTGTTTCTGTACCTAAATGAATTAAGTGACGTGTTGTTGGTGAAATTAATGTAACTCTTGTTTTAGTTGGATTGTTTGTTGTTTCAAAATTAGATGTAGTTGTTGATGCACGTGTAGTTAATCTTGCAGCAATACCAGAATCCCATGTAAAAGTTTTACCATTTAATATTGTTGCAACTAATACTTCTCCATAATTACTTAATGACCAAAGACCTGGTTCTAGTGTAACATCAGATGCTGCAGCTGCTTCACCCCATTTACCATTACTCCAAGGATCCATTCCCCAACCATAACCATATGTTTGTTCTCTAGGACCAATATGTTCATAAGGTATTACACTTAAACTACCACCAGTTGATACTGTTCCAGTTGCATTGCTTGATTGATTAATTGTAAATGTGCCTGTAGTAGGTACACCTATTACTTGAAAATTTTTATCTTCAAAATCAGAGTTTTGATAACCTGTACCACCTGGTAAAGTTACTGAATCTAATTGTACAATGTCTCCAACTTTTACACCATGTGCTGCTTTTGTAATTGTGCATGTTGGTGAACCATTTGTTGTTGCAATGGTTGCAGATGTTAATGTAGTTTTAACAGGTGTAATATCGTATAGTTGACCTTCAAAATATAATAATAAAAATTTATCTGTTCCAAGGGCCACGTACCTATTACCATCGTTATCTACAAAAGCATGTTGTTTTCTAACAACACCTACAATTGTATCCGTAGTAAGTGAAGCCCAACCACCAACTTTTTCTGGTAGTCCATATCTAAATCTAACATTGTCAGAATCAACCCAACGGTTTTCAGCTCCAACCTCTGTGTCTTGTTTATCAATACCGGGTTTAAATTTAAACTCAATGAGAGCCATCTGTTAAGCTCCTATATTTTATCTTTATAGACCCAACCTCTAGCCGTATTAACATAGACTAAAGTGAATGCTGCACCGTTTACACTAACTACTAAATTTGATGCTGAGCCCAAAATGTTAGAACCATTTCTGCCTATGGTTAAATTATTTGAATTAAAAAAATTTTTACTATCTATAAAATGCACTTCATTACCAATAGATGGTGAAGCAGGTAAATTTACTGTTACTGTTGATGCACTTGTATCTACTAATACTTGATCATTAGCAACTGTAGTATATGTACCTGTTGTAGTAATATATCCTTTTTGAACTAAACCTAGATTAACATTTGTACCATCAGCATAAACTAAACAAGTTGATGCTACAGGTAAACTTATTCCTGTACCTGACACAGTTTTAAAAGTTAAAGTATATCTATTAGCTGATCTATCTGTTGCGTCTTGAACTACATAAACTCTTTCTACTGAGTCTGGAACTGTTACAGTTCTATTAGCTCCAAGCGTACCTGTAAGTTTTAAATATAAATTTTTACCGTTAGATACTGCGCCATTGCTTATAGCTAATGCTTGGTCTGAAGATGCAACATCAATTGATATATATCCAGATGAAGCTTGTTCTAATTGTTGTAAATTGGTGTTAGTTATAGTACCCCATGTACCTGACTTCTCACCAGTAGTCATTAATTCTAATTTTAAATTACTCGAGTATGTTGATGCCATAATTCTCCTATGGGTTAAGTGGGTCTATTGGGACCCATGTTTGCCCTGCGTTTGGATCTATTGGATTCCATGATACCACAGAAACCGTACCTAATGCAAGGTTAATTCTACTGCCAGATGGTCTAACTCCTGACCCAATTGTTGTATTTCCTACAGCTACGTTTACTCTTTTTCCATTAACTAAAACTACTACATTTTGTATTCCGACCCCTGCAAAAGTTGTTGCTGAAAAAGATGTTGCTCCAAAAAACATATTATATCTCCGTCCAAATCTGAGTAGCGTTTGTTGGTACCGCTTCCCATTTTCTAATTAATACGTCAGATGTTCCAACATTAAACCTATTACCAGTTGGTAATATTTTAGCTTTAGCTATTACTGTTACATCACTAGTAGCTATGTTAACTCGTTTTCCTGTAACAATAGCTGTTGCATTTGCTTTAGCTGTTGCATTACCAAGAGCTACTTCAAAGCCATTACCTGTAACTGTTAAATTACATTTACCAATAATTGTAACATTACCAGTGCCAATATCTAAACCTTGACCAGTTATATCTGGTTTAGCACCTGCTTTTACTATTACCGTTCCATTTGCTAGTTCAAATGCATTACCAGTAACCGGTACATTTTTTGGTATAGAAGCTTGCGCGTTACCAATACCTAATTCTAAACCATTACCTGATAATACTTCTACAGCTTTTGCAACAATAGTTACATCACTAGTACCTATGTTTACTCGTTTACCTGTAACAGATACGTTAGCTTGTCCAATAATAGTTGAATTACCAACAGATACATTTAATCTGTTGCCTAATACATTAACATACGCGTTAGGAGAAAAACCTACATCTGAAAAGGCTGCTGCCGAAAAGGGTGTAGCACCAAAATACATGCGAGGCTACCTCTACAAGGCAGTCGCCGGAGTATTATTTGTGCCGACTATGGTTTGCCCAAAAGCAAAATATGCATAAGTACTTGTGCTTTGGTTTACACCCGCCCAAGCTGATCTTATTTTAAAACCATTACTATAAAAATCTATAAAAGGAGATACACTAGTATTGTCTGCTCCAGTTGTATTTGCTACTAACATTCTAGTGTTAGGATTAGGTAACATATTACCAATTGTATTATCTACAATCCACCAACCATCTGCTGAACCATCAGTCATTTTTATAAGAACCCATGATGGAGCAAAACCAGTGTAGATCATAGAACCATCTGCATTAGCATTACCCATGTACGTTGAAAATTTACTATAGCCAGCTTTTTCAGCAAATAAAAAAGCAGCATAAGGTTCACCACTTGCATTAGTTTGACCGTGATCTCCTACTGTAAAATTAACACTATCGGGATCAGTATTTTCCCAAGCTGCTCCACCTGCAGTAATAGCATTATCAGTTGTATCTAATTTTAAATATTTAGTATTACCTAAACCAGTACCTGGATTATAAACTACCCAGTTATTGTCTGGAGCTGAAAGTCTTTTAACAATTATAAAACCTGGAGCTGCTCCTAAACCATGAGCTATTTGTGTGGGAGTGTTACCATTCCCTGTATAGTTTATAACACTAAAACCTGCGGTTTGATTAAATGAGTAAGAAGATGGAGTAATATCAGTAGCACCATTAGTTGCTATTCCTGATGTTGTCCCTGCCTTCCAATTCCAACTAATAAAACCATTACCATTACCATTAGATTCACCATGGTCTCCTAAAGTAAATCCATCGGCTCCAAATGCTGTTAAAGTATTTGCACCTGTTTGTTGTTCTGTACCTGCATCACATTCTAAATATTTTGTAGTTCCAGATGCACTATTATAAAGATTATGATTTGATGTAGATTCTCTATCTTTTACCCAAACAAAATCAGGTTGAAATCCAACTCCTGTAACATTATTTGTTCCACCGTTCCCTGCATATGTTAAATTTTTTATGTAACTCGAACTCTTATTTATAGTTGTGTAGGCCATTATTCGTTAAGTCCTTTCGTTGATAGCGCAGTATAGCCCGCCGGAACATCATACTCAAACGTTCCTATATTTGAAGCATTACTTCCTGCACTAGCTACTGCCGTTGTTTTAAACATTCCATTTCCAAAATTATAATTAAATATTGCATTTGCACCATAAATTCCAGCCGCAGGAGAACACGTGCTAACAATTGTTGGTATTGCAATAGCACCAGTTTTAGATGCACCTGATGTTGGTACCCCTACATTTCCACCTACTGTAATATAAGTTCCGTTTTTGTGCATATATAATGCTCTATTATCCATATCAACTGCAAAACCAAGTATATCTCCATTAGAATAATCTATTCCTGTATCGCCTAAATTTGAACCACCACTCATATTATTATTATTACTTCCACCTCTATAATCTATTTCAAAACCTGCACTTGCAGTGTTAGCTGTAAAATTTGCATTAGTGTTTCCTGCAAATCCCATACCAGTACCACTACCAGCAAATACTTTATCTATACATTGTATTCCTGCATTTGCATAACCATTAGAAGAATTTAATGCTTCAATTTTTAATTCCCAGTAGAACTTGCCTTTTGTAAAACCTAATGTTCCATAAGTACTTTCCCAAACAGTATCTACATTAGACACAGTAGTGTTTCCATTTGAGTATCTAATGTCACTACTATCATCACGATACAAAGGATTAAACGTGCAAAAATTATCAGAAGGGCAATCTTTTGTTGCTGTAATTGTACCAGAACCTAAAGTAAAATTATTTCCTTGACCACTTCTATCTGTTAATGCGGCATCATTTTTTAATAAAAAGAAACCATTAGTTCCATAAGTTACACTTGGACTTGTATTTATTTTCCACAGTCCAGTGGTTGCATCTGTTGAACCATAGCTACTTGCAGGATAACAATAACCATCTGTAACATGTATGTGTGATATTACGCATGAATTACAAATAGTTGAACCTTCTCTTAAAGAACCAATTAATTGAGTAATATCTGTTCCAAAAAAATTATATGTAGCATTTTGTGCAGGATAAGTTGAAGTAGAAAAACTTGTTTCTAAAACTCCATTAATATAAATTTTAATTCTATCTGCTGCAGTTGCTTGACTTGAATCATATGCAATACATATATGGTAAAATGCAGATTGATCTCTTAGTAATCTATTTGTTTCTACTCGAAATTGATAACCACCATCATAATAAGCTACTTGTAACTTATCATCAGACGTCACAAATATTCCTCTTAAATTTCCAGTAGTATCAGATTTTGATGAACAATATACTGGTTGAGATTGAGCATTGTTAGAATACATCTGCTTAACCCAAGCAGAAGCACCCCATTTAGTTTGGCTTCCTGCTGAGGATATAGTTCGTTTTAATTCTGTAGTTGGTGCTATTGCTGTCATAATATTCTAGTTAAATTGTCCTCCTCCTGATGCGCCGTGAGATATTGTAATAGTAAACGCACGGTCTGCTGTTTGGGCCTGTGCATCTGTTGCTCGTATAGTAAAGCTATACGTAGTTGTAGCAGTTGACCCTGACTCAGTACCAGATATTACACCGGTTCCTGCATTAATACTTACACCACCTGGAAAAGTTCCAGATGTTTTAGCATAGCTTGTAGCATCTGTTGCTGCAACTGTAAAGTTAACACTTCCTGTTGCGGCCACTGTTCCTAAACTACCTGCAGAAGTTGTCCATGAAGGTAAATCTGATACAGTTAATATTGCTGATCCTGATCTTACAGCTAATCCATCATTGTTTTCAATTCTAATAAAATATGTACCATCTACTGGTAATGTAAAGTTTGCCGTAATAGAACTTGCACTTGTAAATGTTACAGAATTTGCAGTTACTATTGCTCCTGTTGAAGAATTAATTGCATCAACAAAAGGAACTTCTTGAAAATTAGCTCCAGCTATAACTACGTTTGTTGCATCATTTGTAATAACCGAAGGAGTAACTGATGAAATTGTAGGTTTTGTTTCTGTTACTGTTGCAAAAGATAAGGTCCCTGATCCATTAGTAGTTATTGATTGACCATTTGATCCATCAGCTACTGGTAATTTTAAAAATACACCTGTGTTAATTGTAGATGAATTATGATTTACAAAATTACCCATGTTCGCGTGTGATGAACATTGGTAGTATAAAACGTTTGGTGTATCATTATCAACTGCAATAGTTGTGTGTGCACCAGCATTACCTGGTGTGCCTGATGTTGTTACACCAGTTGTAAATTGAGTTCCTTTTGATACGTTGTTATAAAATCTTAATGGGTGTGTAGCGTTTGATGCATCTGATTGATCAAACTTGTAGTAGTAAGGTTTGCCTGTATCATTACCTTTTAATTCAATAATAGGTGTTTCAATACCATTTACTTCATAACCTAACGTGCTTCCAACACCGTGATATGGAGAAGCTGCGGTTTTAGTAATAACTTTAACTGTAAATACTTTTGGACTTGTTGAAGAAAAATAAGTTCCTTCAAATCCTCCACCACCAGAATCTTTACTGATAATTAGATTACCAGCTTGATCTTGTATCGTATCTACTTTTAAAATTGATGCCATAATTAAAATGCCGTTGTTGGTATTGACTCTCCTACGTTTGCTACAAATGGATTCTTAGCCCAAGCCCAATACAAATAGTCATCTCCTGCTCCAGCAGCGTTAACGTCATCATCAACACCTCTTATTTTAAAACCAGTAGATAAAATATCAATTGAGTTAGCACTACCTGTTTGTTCAGTGCTACCAGTTATTTTAATTCTATAGTCTGTTCTATTTCTAGCTGGTCTTTTTCTATCTAATAAATTCCAGTTAGAACCATTTCTATCAGATGATTTTATTATAACTAATTCAGGTTGAAAACCAGTATAACAATATGGACCATCAGCACTACCTGTATTCATATAACTTCCAAATTTACTGTAACCCTTTATTTCAGCAAAACAAAAAGCTAAAACATCATGATTAGAAGTTCCCCAAAATGTGCTAGTTTGTGTAAAAACTGAAGTTGTTGGAGCTGTACTACTATTCATAAAACCAGTGCTAGTTTGTGCATTATTAGTATCATTTGGAACTAAATACGCTCCGCCACCTAATTGTTCATGATAAGCATACCAACTATCTGCGTTAGATATGTTTTTAAAAAATATAGCTTTAGGAACTTTACCTAGTCCATGACCCATAGTTGAGTTTGCAGCTAAACTACTTTTATTAAATTTAACTATAGAAAAACCTGCTGTTGTGTTAGCTGTAACAGTAGTAGCTATTGAACCATCATTATTAGATGAACCAGTAGCACCACCTGCTTTCCAGTTCCAAGATACATAAGTACCAGAGTTAGTGTTATAAAATCCGTCTGTAGATGCAAAAGTAAAACCATCACTATTAAAACTACCTAATGCTGGTGTTCTTTCAGCACTAGTATCTGATGGCTCTAAACCATATTTATTAGCTAGTATAGATTGAAAACAATAGTGATCATGAGTTGCATCTCTTGATTTAATCCATATCCAATCAGGTTGAAATCCAACTCCTGTAATTGCTTGTGTTGCTGAACCGTCACCAGTGTAAAGTTTAGTGTTCATGTGTAAGCCGGGTTTTGAAATTGCTGCAAATGCCATAATTATATCCTATCCATAAGTATTTAGATTCTTTGTATTTAAACCATAAAACCCAGTTGGGCAATCATATTCCCAAACTGAATCGTCTCCAGTGCTTGATGTTCCTGCTGAAGACACCGGGGTTGTTGAAAAATATCCGTTTCCAAAATTAAATTCTCCTTTGTTACCATCATATCCAGACGTTGCAGGAAACCATTCATTACTAGCAGAACCAATACCTGTCCAAGCAGAGTTTGTAGTTGTTCCAGCTGCTATTTCAGAAATTGTTGCTGAGTTTTGCCATGTTCCATTTTTTGAAAACCAAAGTGTTCGTGTGTCTGCATTAAAAGCTACACCAACAATATCGTTTGTTGTAAAACTGTTTCCATAAGAAGAACCTGAACCATTATAATATTTTTGACCATTAGCAGCATAATAAGAAAATCCATTATTGTCATGCCCTGGCCAGTCTGATGGATCTCTTGAACCTATTCCTGTTGGATCTCTAACTATACCAATCATAAGATTAGCACCACCTGTAATGTTAGCATATTTCATTTCCCAATACCATTTGCCTTTATTCATGGACCAAGCTCCAAAGTTTGTTTTGTTGTTTGTATTCCATTCAATTTTTGTATTAGCCATAGTAAATGTTGAAGCTTGATTTTGATTATCCAAAACATTCATAGTCATAAAATTGTTTGATGGTGTGTCTATTGATTGTTTTAGACTTCCATTAACTGTGTAATTATTTGTTTGACCAGAACTATCTAAACCTAAACTGCCAGAGTTTTCAAATTTTAAATGAAAACCATTTGTACCCCAAGTAATTCCACTTGGTGATTTAAATTTCCACATACCACTAGTAGCATCTGTAGAACCAAATGATGTTGGAGCTAAAGCTGCACCATCTACCATAGCAACATGACTTAAATAACCTTCAAAATAAGTACTTGTGCCTTTTCTTATACCTATATTAGATTCTATGCCATTTAAATTAAATGCTGTATCATAGTTTTGTGATGGATATGTTGCTTCAGCAAAAGAAGTTTCTTGTACTCCGTTTACATAAAGTTTTACTCTATTTGCTTCTGTAGCTTGTGTAGTATCAACAGCAGCAACAAGATGATAAAAAGCATTTGTATCTCTAAATTTTCTATTTGTATGAACTCTAAAATCTTTATTTCCATTAGAAGCATAACCAGATATATTTAATTGGTCGTTTGAATCAAATTTAAATTGAGCCATTTGATCTGAGCTATATTGTCCAGCAGTAACCATATAAGCATAGTCATAACCTAATTTTGATCTTTTTACCCAAGTTGAAATAGTAAATGTTTTTCTATTTCCTGCTGATGATGGTGTTTTATTTAAATAACTATCTGCCATAATATTATCCTAGTTAAATTGCCCCGAATTATTTGCACCAAATGTAAATGTTAGAGAAAAAGCTCTATCAGCTGTTTGCCCTTGTGCATCTGTTGCACGAATTGTAAAACTATATGTTGTATCACTTGTAGCACCCGACTCAGTTCCAGTCAATGTTGAGGTTCCTGATCCACCAGAGTTTAATGTAATACCACCAGGTAAAGTTCCAGAAACTTTAGCCATTGATGTTGAGTCTGTTGCTGTTAAATTTATAGTTCCAATATTGTCTCCGCCAGAAAAAGAACCTAGCGACCCTGCTGAAGTTGTCCATGCTGGAACATCTGATACTGTTAATAAAGCTGTACCACTTCTTACTGCATTACCATCATTGTTTTCTATTCTTAAAAAATAAGTTCCATCAGTTGCTAGTGTAAATGTAGCTACTATTGTACTTGCATTTGTAAATGAAACTGAATCAGCAGAAATAATAGATCCAGTTGAATTAATTGCTTCTACGATTGGTACTGAAATAAAATTACCACCTGAAATTGTAATTGCTGTTTGAGCGTTTGTAACAACCGTAGGACTAATAGATGAAATTGTAGGTTTTGTTTCACCTACAGTTACACTTCCACCAAGATTAACTGCGGAACCATTGATTGTAATTGCTGAGTTTGCCAAAGCAGCATTTTGAATAGCACCACCTGACGTTGCTGTAAATGTACCACCAACAGTTAAGTTTGCACTAGCAGGTACAGTTATTGTATCACCAGCATCTCCGAGTTGTACTCCTGTTCCTGATCTAGGTGTTATTTTATTTACTTTTACTTCACTCATATATTATCTCGCATTAGCCACAGTATCATTAGTGCCGACCAGGGACTGCCCAAACGCAGCATAAACCATTGTATCACCGTTTTCATTTACGTGACTACCAGTTGTTCTTATTTTAAATCCATTAGATAACATGTCTAATCTTATAGATGTATCTTGTACATCACTAGCATTTGAATATATTCTATAATTTTTTTCATTATAACCTAATCTTTTATCATCAAACATTTCCCACATTTCACCAGAATCTGTTTTATTTCTAATTAAAATAAAAGAAGGTCGAAAACCAGTGTAAACAAACGCTCCGTTAGCATTACCATTACCCTTGTAGGCTGAAAATTTTGAATAACCGGGTTTTTCTGCAAAGCAATATGCAATCATATTATTAGTACCAGACGCATTGGTTGCTCCTGCGTTTCCAACACTAAATACAGTAGCGGTTGGTGTAGTATCATTCCAAGCTGATGTACTTGTAGCTTCTGCACCAGAAGTATTAAGATATAAATATTTAGTATTACCCATACTTTGATGATAAACTCCCCAATTATAAGTATCATTTGTATCTTTTGTAATTATAAAACTTGGAACTGCTCCTAAACCATGTCCAATAGTTGCATTAGCAGCGCTACCAGACCATTCTACAACACTAAATCCTGCTGTTGTATTAGCTGAAACAGTTGATGCTATACTTCCACTAGAGTTAGCAGAACCTGTACCTCCTGCTTTCCAATTCCAACTGACATATGTTCTACCTGAACTTCCATTAAATTGATCTGAAGCTCCTAAAGTAAATCCATCTGCTCCAAAAGCTGTTAAACCATCTGCTACTGTTGTTTCAGCTCCAGTACTATTACATGATAGAGTTTTAGTTACTCCTCTAACTACATCTGTCCAAGCGTGATTTTCAGCAGAACCTGCTCTATTTTTTATCCATGTAAGATCAGGTTGAAATCCAACTCCTGTAATTGATTGTGTGCCTGCGTTCCCATTATAGATTACTGTATTCATGTTAACTTTAGCTTTATTTATAGTTGTGTAGGCCATTACTTATTAAGTCCTTTCGTTGATAACGCGGTATAGCCCGCCGGAACATCGTACTCAAATACCCCGTTATTACTAGCATTAGTTCCTGCACTAGCCACGGCCGTGGTTCCAAAAAATCCGTTCCCAAAGTTAGCTGACCATGTGTTTGTTCCTGGGTTAACCCAATCTCCTGCTGCAAAGTGATAACAACCTGTTAGTGTTGAAGCTACTGGTTGAATACTATAAGCACCGGTCCCTGTTGATCCGGAAGTTGGGTCGCCACTATTAATCCATGTTCCATTTTTTCCAAAATATAATTTTGAATTTGTTATATCCATTGCAACCATTACAATATCGTTTGCTGCATAAGTTGCTTCGCCTGTATCAACATTACTTCCATTAGCTCTAACAGAGCCATCATCAACATAAGCATAAGAATAATTATCTTGTGATAATTCATCTGTACCATCATTCATTTCATGGTCTGTTATACCAACAGTATTTGTTCCTGATCCTGAACTTACAGCTAATTTAAATTCAGCATAATATTTTCCAGTTGATACACCAATAGTAGAACGTAAATATCTATGACCTGCACTTGGACTTGCATACGTTGTGTTTGTATTACTTAGTGTTGCTCCATCAGATCCATAATATTCTAAATTATTAAATGTAGCAAAAACGTTACTTGGGCAATCTTTCATATTTGTAAGTGTACCACTACCAACTGTTAAATTATTTCCTTCGCCTGATTGGTCTGTAACAGAATTACCATCTTTTAAAATAAAAAAGTTAAAATCACTTGTACCAGTATAAGTAATACTTGGATTAGTTTTAATTTTCCACTCACCTGTGCTAGAATCTACTTCTCCAAATATTGTGGGTGCTAATGCTTGACTATCAACTCTATGAAAATGTGACATAAGACCATCAAAGTAATCACCAGCATTATGACTTCTACCAATTCTTATAGGATAGTTATTACCACCAACACCAAACCAAAAATTACCATTTTGTGATGGATTAGTTCTAGTTGAAAAACTTGTTTCTTGTACTCCATTTATCCAAAGTTTTTGTCTATCATCTGCTGTTCCAAGTGTGCTGTCATAAGCAAAAACTAAATGGTACCATCCGTTAGTATCTCTAAATAATCTATTAGTTGATAATTGTGTTTGTGAACTTCCACCATCGTAAGAAATAATATTAAGTGTATCACCACCAGCTAAATAAAAAACACCTGCATTATTACCATCAGACGCTTCTGTATAAAGATATTGTGTTGCACCTAATTTGCTTCTTTTAAACCAAAATGCAATAGTACCTTTTTTTCTACTATCTGTATTAGCTGTTGGATTTGCTTTTGTTAAATATGTACTAGCCATTAATTAAATCCTCCTGAACCTGTAGCTCCGAATGAGTAAGATATTGAAAAAGCTCTTGCAGCTGTTTGACCTTGCGCATCTGTTGCTGTCACTGTAAAATTGTCCGTAGCTGCACTAGTATGTGCAGTTTGTGTTCCTGTTATTGTAGCAGATCCTACACCAGTATTAAAGGTTAATCCTGCTGTAACAGATCCAGTTGTAACTGCAAAAGATACAGCATTTGTTGCTGTTAAAGTTATTGTTCCAACTGAAGCAACTCCTGAAAAAGATCCTAACGAGCCTGCAGCTGTAACCCAAGCAGGCAAATCAGAAACTGTTAAAGAAGCTGATGATGTTCTAACTGCTAATCCATTTGGATTTTCTACTCTAACATAATAAGTTCCATCAGTTGGTAATGTAAAATTAGCTGTAATAGATGTTGCTGAAGTAAATGTAATTGAGTTAGCTGGTGTAATTGCTCCTGTAGTACTAATTGCTTCAACATGAGGAATAGAAGTAAAATTAGTTCCTGCAATCACTACATTAGTTGCATCGTTAGTTATAACAGAAGGAGTTAATGATGAAATTGTTGGATAAACAATTGGTAAATTTGTTAAATTAGCTGCTGATACGGATGGTAAAGTTGCTGGAAAACGAGCGTCGGGTAAAGTTCCTGACCCAAGATTAGAAGCATTTAATGCTGTTAGGTTTGCTCCCGAAGTTGCACCTAAAGTTCCTGCTACATTTAAAGTTGCACCTGATGGAACTGTAATTGTATCACCAGATTCACCAACTTCAGTAGTTGTACCAGTTTGTGGTCTTATTTTATTTACTTCTAATATACTCATTAAATTACTACCAAATTCCCAGTTACTGTAACTGTGCCTGAAACTGTTACCGGTCCAGCCAACACTCCTGAATCCACTGTTTGAACATCAGAAATTGTTGAAGCGTGAGTTGTTACATAAGTTGTAGCTGTCATACTTGCAGACGGAGCTCGTTTTGCAGGGTAAGTACAAAATACAGTTTTAGTTCCCGCTGTAAAATTCACTTTGTTGTCTGAGTTTGAAGAGGAGATAACGGTATCTCTAGAAAGTGTATCAGTAGCTGCATCAGTTACTGTTCCAATACCGACTTCAAATTCAGATGTTCCGTCATGTGAAATACAATAGAACGTATTATTTGTAGTTCCAATACCAGCAACAAAAGTTTCAAAACCTGTTTCAGCAGAAGCTGATAAGTTTATCGTTCCTGTACCAGTAGATGTACTAGTCTGTTTAACTCTGTCATTTAATACAAAAGCCATTTATTAAATTCCTTTACTATTATGCGTCGCCTAGTCTAATAATAGCATTTGATGCATCAGCAGTAGGAAACTGAATAATAAAGTCTCCGTTTGTTGCTGTTTTATTGCCACCAAAATCTAATACTAAAACTAATTCGTTTCCGCCTCCAGTTGATTTATATATTGCAGCTCCCGCAGCAGTTAACGTAACAGAAGGAAAAGTTAAATCTTGAAAATCAACGTATGCAGTTGTTGTTCCTGCAACTCCGTTGTTTGTTAAATTGTTTCCACCTGCTGTGTAAGATGTTCCTGAAGAACTAACTTCATTACCTGTTTGATACACAGTTGACGTTGCACTGTAGCCTGAAATGCTTGTATATAAAGCACACTTAAACGTGTTGCCTCCATTACCAGATGTATCAAAATTATAAACTCCTTTTAATAAACCTGTTTTAAACGCATTAGGTACTATATTTGCCATTTTTTATCTCCTTATTATGGTGATGGTGATTTTAAAGGAGTTCGAATAACACCATCTTGATATTCGTCTCTGCGTCTACGACCTTGTTGTTCAATCGCGTACGTTTGTAAAGCCCTTTGATATGACTGTTCATAGTATTGTAACATATCTTTAGGACCTTTCAAGTATCCATATGCTTCTACCAGAGTAGCATACAAAAGTAAATCTTGATATTTATTGCTTAAATAAGTTGTTGTAGAATTAGATGCACTAATTGAAGAAGGTTGTTTTACATATGCCATTGTAATTGCATATTGAGCATTTGGAGTAGGTGCCACAACCCAAAAATTAGCGTCCCAGTTAGCATAATATCTTGGAATTCCAGATTGGACTGAAGGTCTATTGTAGTATTCAGCCATGTAAGATGTATCTTTTTTTTCTAAAAAAACTTGAACATTTGGTGTTACCGTTGTGTCCAATAATTGAATATATCTTATAATTCTTAAATCAGATGGAATAGTTACATATCTATTTCCAACAGCTAAATTAGATGTAGCATAAAATCTATTATCATCAGAATCCGCATCTCTATAAATTCTATTTTCAGCATTTTTTGTCATAGTAGTTAATATTGCATCAGTTAAAACTGTGCTATCAACTTCAGTATAATCTCTAACATCGTCTTTTAAATTTTGAAAAGTATAAGCCATTATCTAATTCCTCTTAACATGGGACTAACATATGCGTTTTCCCCACCTCCTGTTATAGTGCCTACTGCATTATAAGGCAAGGTTACAGTAAAGCCAGTGTTAACTGTTTTTGTTGCTGGCATTGCTCCAGTGTTTTCTGTTCTTGTTGTTATAGTTTGAATTTTTAAACTTGGAAAAACATTTACACCTGAAGTATGTGCTGTAGCTGTAGTACTAGCTCCTGTTACACCTCTAAAAAGAGCATTAGTTCCTCTTGTTAAACCAGTTAAATTTTGTCCTCCAGATTTAGCTGAATATTCAATAACTTCTCTTTGAACAACAGGAACATAATCTGCAGCTCCTGCTGCAGGTGTAGTTGAACTTTGTATAAAAAAGAAACCTGTATTTGCACAAAGATTATTGCCATCAAAAGTTACAGTTGTAGCTGTAGCAGATAAGTTAGATGCTAAAATATGAAATAAAGGAAATATATTTGTGCTTAAATTAAAAGATTCTATAGTATTATTACTAGCTCCATTAAAAAATAAAACTTCATCTCCAACTTTTAAATTATGATTTAAAAAACTAACTGTTAATGTTGGACTACCATTTGTAATTGAAAAAGGATCTTTTGGTAAAGCCATTGCAACAGGTGGTTCTTTTCTTGCTGGTCTAACATTTCTTAATGCAATACCATCACCTGTAATTGGTTTTGGTTCTAACTGTGGTTGTTTAGGTTCAAATTCTGAAGTATGTACTAATGCACCATTCCATTCTCTAACCATTTCTTTGTAAGGAAATTGCATTCCAGATCTGTCTGATATTGCAATTGCTCTTTTTCCTGATGCGTACTTTGACATTATGTTCCTGGATAATAAGTTTTAGGAGTTATGTATGTGCTTGAAGCCGAACCATCTTCTGCAAGTGCTCTAGCTAATTCATCTTCATATAATAACTTCATTTGTTGAGTTAATTGTGGTGCATGTTTTTGAGATAAGTAATAAGTTAATCCTGAAACCATACAAGGTACAAATCTAAATGGTACATCTGTTGCATTTGTATAGTCACCTACATCATCTATTCTTTTAATATAATATACATGAACCATTTTAGATGCATTAGATGAATCTGGTGTAGGATAAACATGCATTACAGTTCTATCTATAAATCTTTCTACCCAATATTGATTAGGAGTTCCTTTAGAAGCTTTGTTAGAAAAACCTGCATAAACAGATCTATCTACTTTTGTCATTGGAGTATCTGATTGATCAGTCGTATTAATACTTGATCTTAATTGAGCTTCCAACATATCACTAACGCTAAAAACATTTTCTGCAGCGTTAGCATTAGTTTTTGTAGTTGCTTGATCACCAGCAGCTGTAGCTTCTGCTGAAGATCTATATAATTTATACGTAGATTGTCCTTCTACTAAATCAATATTAGTATCTTTTATTTCCCAATAATGGATTCCTCTATTTCCCCATTCTTGAAATAAAATATTTAATGATCTTCTTGAAGATTTTAATTGATAACCAGTTACGTTTTGAATACCTAAACGTTCAAAAGCTTCTTCTACTATTTCATCAATAGTAAAATTTTGTCCGAATGTAGTAGTTCCGGAAGTAGTGTTAGCCACAGTTTACCTCCTTAACCAGTGTAACCGATAGATACCGATGTAGTATTTGTTAAATCTAAATATACTCCAGTTTTACAACGAATACCTTCGCCAGGAACATAAATGTCTAAACCTTCTGTACCAAAGTTTCCTTCGAATACTAAAGTTCCAGTTGCATCTGTTCCGTCGTAAAGTTTAATATTGCTGTTAGCAACACCTTCACCTTGAATATAAGTTATTCTAGCTGGTCCAATAAAATTACTAGACGCATCAGTAGTTCTACCAAATCTACCGTCACTTGTACGATTAGAAAATTGTTGATCTGACATAATCTTTGTTTACTCCTAATTTAATTTAGGAGCACCCGAAGGTGCTCCTTTAATTTAATTATTACGCTTCTTTAGCCCAAACACCTTGTGCTTCAATTACAGTCCAATGTGCTGTAGAATTTAAAGATGCAATTTTAACAAAGTCTCCAACTTTTGAAGTTGCTTTTGTATTAATACAATCTTTGTTATCAGTTAAAGAGCCAGCATATAATATACCGTCATTTGCATTAGGACTTATAGTCAATGCATTTGTTCCATCAGCAGCTGTGTTTACGAAAGTAAACGTTCTGCCAATTGAGATCGCAGGTAAAGTAAAAACAGTTCCATCAGTTTTTGATGTAAAAGTTTTTCCTGAATCACCAGCTACTACGGAATAGTTAGCTTCTTTTGCTTCGATGTTAAATCCAGTTAGACCGGCTTCGTTTTTCTTACCGACTAATACTGGTCCTCTAAATAGAGTTGTTGCCATGATTAATCCTCCTAGTTAATTGCGAACGTAGTCTCTAGGCCGTCGACTATACTCGTCCACGTTCATTAATTAATTGTATAGTGCTAAAACTATATACTACTTTTAAGTAGAGCGCAAGAGAGCCTGTGATGTGGATTGGATTTTTCCAACGATGTAGCTTTTGATTAAGTAGCTACAGAAACTTCGGGGGCAGCGTCGTCTATCTTATTCTGCAGATGAGCTTTTTTAGCTTCTGCCATTTTTATATGGCTAAGAACTTCTCTGACTTTTCTGTCAATTCTAACCATATTGAGAGTATATCTACCCTCATTAAGATGCTCCTGCTCCCATTCTAGGTCCAGTACCTTCTTCTTTTTGTAAAGGTCTGTTAGATGTGTTTGCATCTCCATTTATAACCTCCTCATAGGTTATTCTATTTACTCTTGGGTCATGCATTTCTCCAAGAGATTCCCATTTTATATCATTTTTTCCAAGTTTGTCAATGATAGCATTTTCTACTTCTTGTTGGGAATCTAAAGACTTAATAATAAAATCTGTATAATAGTTATATGCGGATATTTGAATTCTAAATTTTTTAACCATTTCTCACCTTAAATTGTAATTGTGGCGGAACAATGTCCCGCCACAAAAAATTATTGATTACGCACCAGGCGAACCAAAGATACCTCTAGGGTCTGATACTCCAAATGAGTATCTTTCTCTAGCTTTGTATCTAACGTTGCCAGTATCGAAATCACCTTCCATTGCAGTTTTCAATGGAGCTCTGTTGAACATTTTCATACCGTTAGGTACGTCTGTAATAATGTAGAATGCATCAGAATCTGTTAGGTAGTTGTTCACTCTATAACCTTGAGGAACCATACCCATAGATACGATTGCGTTTACATCATTGTCAGCTGTTCCAACTCTACCTTGAGATTTCATCAATCTCTCAGCAGTAAATTGAAGCTCAGAAGGAATTATCATTTTAACTCCTCTTGCTGCAACTCTAAGACCTCTTTCGTCAGTCATCTTACCGATGTCGATAAGAGCTTGTTCTAACGAAGTTTCGTTTAAGTCAGACGAAGTTGCCAACTCATTCGCAAATGTTCCTGCGATAGTTGGGTGATCTGTAGCCATTAAAGGCTTGCCGTCACCAGAGTTAAAAGTTGTGAAACCATTAATTAATGGGTCAACAGCTTTAACCTGCTTAGCGTTTGACATTGATCTTGCTAAAGCTTTTGTATATCTAGACGCAAGTCTATCATACAAGTTGTCCTCGATCGCTTCTTCAGTGATCGCGAACGCTAAAGCAACAGTCTCGTGAGTGTATCTCGCAGTGAAAGTTTCTTGTGCATCATCGTATGATACGCCAGATCCTTCACCTTTTACTTGTGCGTTTGCGAAACCAGATAACATTACTTCCTCTTCGAAAGCTCTGTCAGATGATTCCTCGTTATAAATTTCAGCATGCTGATTTTCATAACGTTTGTACTCCAGGCCAAATAGTGCATTTAAACCTGGTTCTAGTTCTTTAACTAGCTGTGCTCTTGATATTGCCATGTTTTTATGCTCCTATTACCACGTTACTCCACTACCATTGATGACTTGGTTCAAGTTTTGTACTACTACATAACTTGCATAAGCAGATGCTGTATCTCCATTTTCTGGATCTTCAGCAGATCTTAAAAGTCTCCATTGGTGAGTGTTGTTGTGACGATTAGCGTAGTCTAATACTGCTCTCGATTGTCCTGAGTTTTCCTCACCCGGAGTTTGAGCAAGTGTGCTCATTCCGAATGCTTTACCATGCTCTGCCATAGGTACTGCATCATCTGCTGCACCAACGTAGAGTTGGAAAGGATTGTCAAGAACGAAAGCTGTAACGTCTTCGCTATTAGCCGGAGAAATTGGTTGGTTATACCAGTTTGCCCAAGTTGGTTTTAGTGTAGTAGCAGCATTGTAAAAAATGCCGTTAAACACTCCAATTGTAGCAGTGGTATCAGATGCAGTTCCGTCAGTAATATATCCAGACGCCATTTTTACTGGTTGTCCTTGGAATATATCAGCGTTGTAACCGGCATCTATTTTATACTTGCCTTGACCTGAAGTTGCAGGTGTCGATCCCATCGTTCCTGCAGCAATCAAACCAAAACCAGCTGTGTTTCTATTTGCCATTGCAATTGTCTCCTAATGTGCCTGCCTTCCGAAGAAAGCCTCCAGCACGGGTTAATTTAATTCAGTGATTTAAAAAATTACTTTTTCGTACCACCGAAGGTTACACGAGATTGCCTTTCAACATTGATAGGCATCCTCTTATCCTGCTCCTTCATAAGATCGTTTTCTACTGCTTCGCTTCGTTCTTTATGTCTATTCGACATATAGTCTTGTCGTTGCTGCGCGATCTCGATCGGTACCTTTGCAAGCAAAAGGCCACCAACCCCAACTACCCCCTTGTATTTACCGTCTTCGATAACTGGATAATCTGAAGCATTTTCAATTTCATCGGCACGAACTAATTCATAACCTTCTCTTATTCTTCCGGTTATGTTTTTCGTATCTTGAAATCCTACAACTTCAGCTCTTATCCATCTGTACCTGAATCCATCAGGTGCAGGGGGTGCATCTAGAGATGATGGTGGAACCCACACTTTTGGTCTTTCAGACTTTGACCGTGTTTGGTTCGCACGAGAAGTGTTTTTTTCGTCTTTTTTCATGTTACGCTCCTTCCTTCGTGTTTAATTGTTTTGCGTACTCTTCGAGTGGCACACCTAATTTTTTAGCTATTGCTACTTGTGATGATGTGAGTCTCACAGTTTTGCGACCAGGCTTTACACTTCTTGTTGCAGAAGCAACCGTCTGAACGGGAGCTGTCGTATTTTTATTAGTATTACCAAATTTATGCGGGAAGTCAACTTTAATTCTTTTATCAACTTCTGCATAATACTCATCAGAGTTAGGATCATATCCTTCATTATTAACCAAATCCTTATGGATTTCAAAAGCAGTATAAGTCATAGCTCTATCTTTACCAAACCATGCGTTTTTACTAGCCCAAGCTTCCGCTTTAGGATCTTGACTAAAATTATCAGACGGCTCTTGATATCGAGGCGCCCTTTGGGATTGATCAACAGGTTTCTCAGCCTGTTTTACTTCTCTACCTTCTTTAGCTTCTGAAAGTTTTGCATTCTCAAATGCGAGTGTTGCAATTCTTTTATTAGCTTCAACCTGAGCTTTGGCATCACCAGATTCAATTGCTGCAGCTAATTCTTTTTGTGCAGCTTCTAAACCTGTATTAATACTTGTCTCAAATTTTTTAATATAATCAGAGTCAGTTTTTTCAAACCTTTTCTCTAATATTTTTCTTTTTTCTTCTACAGCTTTAGCATATTCAGTAGCAGCTTGTTCCCTTCTTTCTGCTTCTCTCATCTTACGAGTTAATTTCGCAATACGAGCTTGAACTCCTTTACTGTAGTCTTCTAGTTTTTCATCGTCTTTTTTTTCTTCTTTTACTGTTTCTTCTTTTTCTTCTTTTACTGTTTCTTGTTCCGGCGCATCTGTTTCAACAACAGCTTCGTCTTTTTTTTCTTCAATCGATACTTCTGCATCGGGACCCGATGTATCTATATCAACTGTTTTCTTTTCTTCTTCTGGCATAGTTACTCCTTCCTATGATTAAAACTCATGCAAGATGTCCTCTGGACTATCAATTGTTGCTAACACTTCATCGTCGTTTAGCAGACGAATCTCACCACCGTCTATTTTGATTCGGCTACCTGCATATCGTGCAAACATAACCCAATCACCTTTCTTACACCACGGACCATCAGGATATCTCTCCTTATCCCTATAACAATCTGGTCCCATAGCTAAAACTAAACCACATTGAGAAGCAACTTGTTGCTTTTCTAAAGTAGTTTCAGCTAATACTATTCCACCTTTAGTTTTTTCTTTCATTTTAAAAGGTAAAACTAAAAGTCTCCAACCTGTAGGGTTGGGAATTTTTCCTTCTTCTTTTTTTTCTGATTTTACGCCAACTAAAGAATTATCTGGTACTTCAATTTTTGGTTTTGGCGTCTTTAATATCGATGACTGTTCCTTCATTTTGCTCCTTATCATTAAGCAGGTTAGAGAGTTCCTGTTTAGTTGCCTCTAGGGCGTTTATTTGTCCTATTATATAACGATACTTTTCCATATTGTCAACACCACCTGATGTAACTGATATAGCTAAAGCTTCTATTCTTGTATTTATAAATCGGATTAACTTAGTTATTACTGTTTCTAATTGCATTTAACATTTCCATCTTCTCCGTGCCTGTCTTATTCGAGAATTTGGATCGTTACGCGTTTTTGCAGATGACCTTTTTAATTGTCCTAATGATCTAGCGCAGTATGATTTTCTGCGATTTGCAGCTTTTGACCCTTTTTTCACTTTTCCAGTCACGGCTGTTTTTAGTTTTGAACCGGGATTTGCTCTTCTATAGGCAGCGACACCGGCTCGTGTCATACCTGCTCCAGACTTTGTAGATCTGTAGTTCTTTTTATTTCTAGGAATTGGGTTATCCCTGTTTCGTCTCATTACTGACTCTTTCTAATAGCTTCAGCAGTTGGTGCTCCTTTTGCACCTTTCTTTCTCATCTTCTTACCTTTTTTTCTTTTTTGATGAATATTGTACCAAAGACCTTTTTTTGCAACTTTTCCGTCTTTAGTTACATGAGTGTCTCCACCTTTTCTAAAACCTGCTCTTCCACCTTTAGACATTAATTTAAAATCTTCACCAGATATTCTACCGTCTTTGTTTTTATCTAGTTTTTTTTGACCACCAACTAATTGTCCTGAATTATATTTTTTTCTCATTTATTTTTCTTTTTTTTAAATGGATCTTCTTCCATAAATTTTTTATATTTGGGAAATTTCTTTTTAGCAACACCATGAGCTGTTGCACCCCCAACACCTGTAGCTAAAGCAGCTGTAATTCCTTTAGTTTGATCTTTTTTTATTTTTATCTTTCTAGCTTTAACAGCTTTATCATATTGATCGTTAGCTGCAGAAGTTGATTTAACAGAAGCCAATACTTTATTAGTAGAACTAGGCTTATTACCAAATTGTGATCTTATTTTAAGAAGATCATCAGTATTTTTTCTTCGCTCAGTTAATCTATTTGCAATTTTTACTGATTTAATTGTTTTAGGTAATTTACTTGCTTTATATCCGTATCCTAAAATTCCCATTATTTTTTACCTGCTCCGTTTCTAAATATTTGTGTTCCTTTTATACCATAAATCGACGCTACAACAAGTATCCAAAGGTTTGTGAACCATGACGGCAATGCCGAAAAATACTCAAAGAACAATTTTACTTTATCCATAGCTGCCGGATCGTCAGATACAACTGCCCAGGCCAAAACTGCGATAGGCGACGTTAATACGAGCAAAACGAATTCGTCTTTCCAGTCCGATTGCCTTGCTTCTAAAAGTTTACCCTGGTACTGCTCCTCACCTGAAGCCATACGAGCAGCATGCATGTGCTGTGCGTCCGCCATAGCCATTTTCGTCTCTTGACGTTTTTTAAATATGTGCGTACCAGCTTGTAAAGCAACTTTTGCTAAACTAAACCACGCCATATTAGTACCAAGTAGCTATTTTATTTTTGTTAGCAAGCATTCTTTTAGTACCTTTAACCTTTTCCTTGTCTCCAGTAGGAATATAGTTAAAAGAACCATTCGAAGTAGTCTTAGATCTAGGGTCTATCTCTAGATTTTGACTAGGAACCTTGATAACTTTTTCTTTTTTGTAGTTTATCATGATTTTTTCCTTTTATTAGTTTCTTTTATTAACGTCAATCGTTTCTTTTTTGTTAGCTGTAGCTAATTTAACATCTGCAGCCAATAAAGCCTTGTCCATAGTCGTTTCATCTCTCATTTCAGCTAATTCTTCGTTCTGATCGAGTTTATCTTCATGAATTTCTTTGCCTTGGACTAATTTAGCTCTATCTAAATCAGATTTAGCTTCATCATAACGTTTTTTACGATAATTTTCTTCTGCTCTTAAGTCAACTTCTCTAGATTTTAGTTTTAAAAGAGGGTCATGGTCGTATTGAGAAGTAATTTTCTTTTCTTCCTTCATAAAATCTTCTGTCATTTCTGCAATCAACACTGCTTTTCTTGCTTCTATCTGTTGAGTCATCTGTTGTAGCTGTTGTGCAACTTGTGGGTTTTGTGCAGCCATAGCTTGCATCTGTTGCATCTGTTGTAATTGTTCTCTAAATTCTAATTGTATTTGTTCTTGAGCCATTAAACTTATGTGTTCTAAAATATTTTTTTGTAATGCAGCCATAACTGGTGGATTATTTCTAACCATGTTAGTTGACATAAAGTTTAAGTGAGCTGTAATGTGTGCTTGATGATCTTGTCCAGGGAAAGCTTGGAAAGGTTTCATACCTAAAGCATCAATATGTTCAATCGATGGATCTTTAGGTGCATTTGGTGGAGGCGGAGGTAATACCGCATCTATATTTTTTACACCTATTGCTTCATACATACTTCTATATACTTGGTACAAGTTATGAATTTGTGGTTGTGATGTTGCAAGTTGTAATTGTGTTTGAGCTAATGTAATTCTTTGTGACATAGAAAAAATATTTGGATCAGCTACTGGTACAACATCTATTCTGTCATCAAAATCAGCTTGCTTAATTGTTCTTGCACCACCGACCACGTCGTATGGATATTCTGGTGGTAAATATTGTGAAATAATTTTAGATAATAATTTAAATTCTTGTTTCATTGCTGCATACAGTCTTTTGTGTATTGCAGACATAACTCTTGAACCTCTTTCAAGTAATGCAATAGTAGTTCCTACAGCTGCATTTTGTTTTGTGTCTCCAACTTGCATATCAGCAATTGCTGCAAATCTTTGACCAGCTTGTACAACAACACCTAATAATTGTAATAATGTTGGTGATGGTTCTTTGTATGGTAATGGAAAGAAAGCTTCTCTTAAATTACCACCCGGTGCATCTACATCTTTAAATTCACCTGGTTGTATTGGAGACGCTTCATCTCTAACTCTAACACCTCTTTGTTTAAACCCTGCAGGTAAGTTTGCTAACGTTCCTGCGTCTAATAATTGACGGAGAGCAGACGTTGCCGTTCTGCTCAATCCGCCAATCATATGAATGAGACCAAATCCATAAAATCCTAGTCCTGGCAGAAATTTGAAGTGGACAAAGTATTGGATTTTATTTTTTTTAGGCTCATTGGGCGCAAAGTTCCTTCTAATAGAAAGAACTGTTCGGCTGCCTTCTTCTACAGTTACTATGTAGGGCAATTTTATTCCAGTCGGTTCTCCATCTTCACCGACTTCTTCAAAACCTTCTAAATCTAAGTTAACATGGCACTCTAATAAGTTATAAACTGGTTCTGCTTTTCCAGTTTTCTTTGTACCTTCTAATTCACGTTCTTTATTTTTTAATTCGTTATTTGTTGTAATACCTGGAGGCCCTAAATCTACATCTCTATAAAAACCACCTACTTGTTGTTTTCTTAATTCATTTTCAGAAATTTTAACAACATGTATTACAGATTCCGCATCATCTAAACTTGTTGCAGTGTATGGCACTACTAATTCATCAGCTGGTACAAACTTAGACACAACTCTTCCAATAGCTGTATCATAATAAACTTTTTTAAATGTTGATCCTGCTAATGGTAAATGAAATAACATAGAATCAAACTCTGGTTCGTATTCTTTCATTTGATCCATTATTAAATAATTCATATAATCTTTTACACGTTGTGATTGTTGTTCTGTTGCTGGAGTCTTAGCTCCTATCACTTGTGTTCTAACTGGTCCATCAGCTGGTAATAATTCTTTGTATGCTTGTGCTTGAAACTGTGTAACTGCTTCTGCTAACACTGGGTGTGTTGCACCTGAAGCTCCTTGAAATGGTTCTGATCTATTTTCATATTTAAATCCTAAAAGATCTAAACCTTGTGTATATGATTGTTCCCATTCCTTTCTTGAATTTTTATAATCCATAAAATTATTAACCATGTCTCCACCAATTGGTGATAAAACATCGTCTGGTAAAATATCTGCTAGATTATCAAAATGTGATTCTGTTCCCGGTATATTTATAGCTCCCGGTTCAAAGTCAATCGTTGCACCACCATCTTCTTCTGGTGTAACTTCTACTGGTCCTTTTTCTGTGACTTCTTCCTGAACACTAACTTGCATTTCTTCTTCTGAAGGAAGATCAACTTGTTTACGTGTGTTAGGGAGTCCTTTATCTATATCTGCCATTTATACTCCTATATCTTCTTAACATTATTATACACATAAGGCAACCCTTGTGGTTTTGGTCCTGACTCAGGGGCAATAGTCTTTGTTAAACCAACAATACCGCCTTGTGAATACAAGACCTGTCTGTTTTCTGGTTTTATTGGTTCTTTTGTAAAGCCATCTGTTTTTTGATATTCTTCATATATTTCATCTAATTCATTACCGCTATATGAATAATTATATGGTTTATCTTTTTTATTATAATTACCATCAAATTTTTTTGTAAACATAATATTAAAATTAGGTTCTAACTCATTGTTTAATGAAGCACCTATTTCTAACATACCTCTATTTTTTAACATATCTGATTTATTTTCAACATAATCAATAATTTTACCTTTTGAATCATATATAGGTTCTAAATTATATTTATTTAAATCAAATTTTTTGCCGTATTTTAAAAAATTTTGTTTATCTATAGTTAAACCATCTAATATTCCATCAGTAAATTTAACACCATAATTAAGATTAGTTCCTTTATCTCCTTCTTTTCTTTTTGCAAATAATTTTGAATTATCTAAGTATTTTTCAAATTCATATTTTTTTACATCCTCACCTTTAGTGTTATCTCTCTCAAAAGTTGCTCCTATAGTTGTTGAGCCATCAGGAAAAGTATATGTTATTCCAGAATCAGTTTTATCTTTATTGTCAGAAGTTTCTGTTGTAGTTTGTAATGAAATATTTCCAAAATCAAGGTTTTTAGTATTAATAGGGCTTCCAAATGAAATACCTACTTTGTTAAGATTATTTTCTTCACCTTGTGCAATATTTAAACCAATAACACCTTCATCTCCAACAGTTTTAGCTACATTAAGACTTTTAGTTATAAAATTTTTATCATCTTTTGTAATAGCAGGTTTAAATTTTAAACCTTGTTCATCAAACTTAAGCATTCCACTAGCTTCTATAGTGCTTCCACTACCTTCCTCTTCGTTAAAAGAAATTCCAAAAATATTGTTTTTAATTGTAAGATCTAATATATCATCGCCTGCTAAATTTTGTGCCGCACTCATTTTAGCTTGAAAATCTTTAGGTAAGTCTAAAGATGCTATAACTTCTACAACAGAATTTTCATCTATTCTTGTTGGAAGAGCATTTTCTAAACCTATTTTATTTGATAAGTATTCAGCACCTTTTGTTTCTATACCGGTTGCCATGTTTGTTAAATTAATACTTACATTTCCCATTTTTGTTTCCCACTGTTTTATTATATTTTCTTTTTCTTCTTTTTCTGCATTTTCAAATGCCCAAAGAAAAGATTTAATAAATTTTTCTTTGTTTCCTTCAATGGCCCCAACAGCAGAAGGAGCTTTCTGCATCATATTTCCTATTCCTATTCCTGCAGTAGAGCCTACACCAGAGCCTACACCACTTTCTCTTAATTGATGTGGTTTTCTTTCACCAACTATGTTTTTTACAATTTCATCTAAATTTATTTTTTCTTTATTAATATCTGTACCATCTGAAAGAGGAATTCTTGCAATACCACCAGATGCAAATCTAGGACTAAAGCCTTCGTATCTTGAAGATGTAGGTCCTTCTAATTTAGACATATCTAATTCAATAGGCACCCCTGCATGGCCTTGTGCTCCATAAAGCTGTTCTGCACCAAACATATTATCACTAGCTAAATTATTAATATCATAACCTGATTTTAATGCTTTTTTATATTGAAGATATATTTCAGGATCTTGATTATTTTCAATTGCAAAATTTATTAAATCTTCATCTTTAACATTCATAAGATTAATATCATCTCTAACTTCTGGTTTTTTCATAAACTCTCTAAAATTTTCAAACTTAGGAAACATATCAATATCAATAATTTTTTCTGGAGCTTTTAATTGTTCAATATTATAAATATCATCATCCATTGCCATATCTTTAGATAATTTTTTAGCTTTAGTTAATAAACTATCAGATGTTCTTATGTCCGTAGCTTCGTCTTTCATTCTTTTTGCATAAACTTCTTCTGTTTCTGGTCTTTTAAATTTTTCTACTAAAGCTTCTTGTTTTTTAATTAAAGGGTTATAATATTTGTCAACATCTTTTTGAGTTTGAGTAAAGTAATCAAACTTACCTGTTGTAGTAAGATTAGATGCATTATCTTTTTGTGATTTTAAACTATCTAATTTGTTTAATTCTTTTTTGTAATTATTAACTCGTTCTATAATATTTGCAGAATTTTCATTTAACAATCTTGTATACATAGATCTATCTGCTATTTTTTTTTGATCTCCAGGTAAAAGATATTCTGATGCTAGTAGTAAAGCTTCTTTTGGATTATCACCTAAACCTAGTCTAATTAAAGACTCACCAGTTAAAAAAAGTGCTTCTGGTATAATTCCATATTTTGTAATATTTCTTCCTACCCTTAATAATTTTTCAAAGTTTTTAGCTTGTGATGGTGTTTTAATTTTATTGTTATTTATTGCGTCAATACCTTTTTTAAAACAAGCTGTTCCACTTTCATATCCAACACGTCCACCACTTGCTTTAGGATCACAACCAATAGCTTCTATTAATTGTTTGTCTAATTCTGTAATTTTTTTAAATGTTCCTTTTGGAATTGTAGCTCCAAGTTCTTTTGCTTTTTTAACGGCGCTTTTTAAATCTAATTCTTTACCAAAAAATCTGTCTCTTTTTACCATTGATGGTGAAGACCGTATGTTTAGTTTTTCTAAATCTTTTTTAAAAACGTTAAATGCTTCCTTTTTATTTTTTAATGGTTTACTTGTGTTAGAAGCTTTTGCCCAAGCTTTTTCAAAATCAGTTCTAATTTTAAATTCTTTTACGTTATCATCATAAAAAGCTAAACTTACTTTTAAAGGATTATTGTGTCTACCAAAATCATGTTGAATAGTAAATGCGTTTGAACTCATACCAGTATTGTATCCTGGTATTAAAACTTCATTAATAATATTTCTTAAACCTAAATCATTAATAAAAAATTTTTGTTTAT